TTGCTGTTATATTTCCACTTGCACTTATATCATTACTAGCTGTTATAGATGTAAAGCTTTCTAGTTTTTTTACGTGGTTTCCAGAACCTGAACCATAATAAATAAGACCATTATCTATATTAATACCAAAAGCATTATTATTTATGATAACAAACGAGTCACTTGTATTAGCAGCTGTTTGAGTATCATAGTCATTAATCATTGTCATTGTATTTGCATCATACTTGACTTGAGCTTCTGTAGTAACTGCTATTTCAGCACCTCTGCCAACTACTTCATAACCTGTAGCTGTAAGTCCTGAAAAAACTGCTGGATGTTCTATAGTTGTTGTAAAATTATTTAATACAACTTCTTTATTCATTGCTCTAATTCCAGTTCCACTTGAAAGCATAGGGATATTTGTATTAAGATAAGGTGTTATTGTAGGTTCTGCTGTTGATGCTAAATCAGGTTTTTTACCTGTTTGCAATGTTGCAGAAAATTTATACCTTCCACCTTCTGAAGTAGCATCTGCTGAGATTGAAAAACTAGTGACCACACATCCAAAAAATTCTAAACCTCTTTGATTAGTTACATCAGATGGTTGCATTACCAATGTTAATGAGGAGCAATTATTACTTACATTTGCTCCATATCTTTGATCTGTGCCTGTATGATTAGTTGCAACAATTCCATTTTCTGTAGCTGTATTATTCGTTATATTTTGCAATAATTGTTTGTGACCTGCATCACTATGAAGTGTTCCTGATAACGTTATTTCAGTTACTCTTAAAATATTATCTTGAAAAAAATCTTCATCTTTAAATGTTCTTCCTGCACCACTTCTAACATCAAGAACTTGATTATTATTTAAACTAGGCATCCCTACAGAATCAACATCTAACTGTAGCATTGTAGAGCCTATTCCAGTATCTCCTGCGTTAGTGGCATCAGATACAACTGCGACTTTCCACTCTTTTGGTGAAAAAACTTTTGCAGATACTGCCATTATTTATCTCCTTTTTTGGATTTAGATACATCAAATAGATGATCTAGGTTATTTAAATTGCTTACTTCTACGCTTTTGCCTTTTTGAAGTTCTTCCCAATCTTCAAAAGAGCATCCACATTCTTTCCAACAATTCGGCAATTTGATTGATTTATCTTTTAGTTTAACTTTCATACCTCTCCCTTATTTCTTTAAGATATGTTACCCATATAAGAAGCTCGCCATTCCCATCTCACAACATTTAATCCCTCTATGGCTTCTTCAGCTTCTTGCTTTTCATTTATTCTAGCTGTATTAAATCTGCCATTAAAAAAGGTGTTATTTTGATTGTTAAAAAACAATGCTTCTATATGTGATACTTGACGAAGTATATGCTCCCAAGTATCTTTTTTTAACATTTTTTCTTTAAATGTATAAGATACATCCAAAATATATTCTCTAGTCTCTGCGGTAGCATTATACTCAATTAAATCAGAGCCTATTGGATTTAGGCGAATTGATTGATTGCCCATATCCTTAAAATTTCCTGTATATACTGGGATACTACCTGCAAACTCATCATTAAGAAAAGTTCTAATAGTATCCAAAATCTTTGTTTCCCAAATGTTTACAAATGTAATTGCCATTAGGTTCTAGTCATCCTAATTGAGTGTGGCATACCTGCATCATCTACTGATTCATTCTTGCCAAAAAACTCTATTTCCCATTTGTCATTTAGTGTAGCTGTATCTGCTGTGTCACCTGCAAATCTAATATAAACATCATTAGCTAATGGTTGATACTGCCCATTAATGGTTTCTGTGTAATCTGCTGTTTCACCATTGTTCATTCTTTCAGAACCTAATTTGTCAGCATCTTTGTGCCAAACAGAATATACAGCAGTTCCTATAGCTCCAGCAGTTGTAATTTTAACTCCTACTTTATCATACACATCGTAATAGTGACCTCTTGTATCCACTATGTTTATAGCACCACTTACAGATACCTGTCTAATTACCCCCTTACTAGCATCGCCTGAAACCTGCCAAGATAACTTGGTACTACCATCATTTAATGACAGTATGTTTCTTTCTGCTTCTTCAAACAAGGCATTACCTACCTCAGAAGTAGGATCATTAGCTCTAATAAGAAAATAGCAAGCAATAAGTGCTGTAGTTCTTACGATAGAGTAATCATAATTGCCATCTTTGTCTTTGAACTGTTTTCGGGGCAGTTTGCCATCTAACCTAGAATCAAGGTATTTTTCGGCATTTGATATATAGCGTGTCCTTAGAGTATCCCAATCATCTCCTGACTCAATCAGCATATCATTAGGGTTTGTTGCATCGTTGTAGTAGTAAACAGCATCATTTGAATCATCGTAGTACCATTTGCCATTAGCGTTTACATCTGATGTGCCTGATTGTCCTGCCCCTAAATTTTCACCATTAGCAAACAACTGGGTAACTAAACCCACATTATTAGCAACATATCTACTGCCAGCACTAACTACAAATCCATATAAGGCAGTTTTAGTGTCAAATTCGTCTATAGATGGAAATACATCCTTTAAATCTCTTGTTGTACAATACGCCATATTGTTCCTAACTTACTTTCTAAATATTTTTAATGCAATAGTAAATAGTTAAGATCCTTAACTTTTTTTACTCTTTTAACTCTACATGAACTAAATCATCAAATGAATTGTCTTTTGTATCCCCATCACTATCCCAATCTCCGCCAAACCTTATATTTATTCCCATTTGTTTAGCTATACCACGGATCATTCCACCCATATAGTAAAATCCGTCTCTATTTTCCCAATCTATTGGGTATGGTGCTAAATCAACTGCCTTACCTTCCATGTGTTTAGAATACTTTACCTTAGTAGCTCCTTTTGCTAAAAGTTCTTTTTGACGTTCAGCAGAACGGAGTCCTTCAATAATAGTAACATCCATCATTTTAATTAGTTCATTTAATACATTGACCAGCCTAACATCAACCCCTTTGAGTCTTTCTCGACTCCGCCTACCGAACTTATACATTATTTCTTTTTCCTCTTCATCATTTTCTTTTTTTTCTTTTTTCCGTTTTTTTTCTTTTTTGAACTATGTCCGTAGTGATATGGCATTATGCTCTCCTTACTCGTTTTGCTACTTTTTTACTGTATTTTGCTCTCTGCTTACCTTTGGCAGAAGCCTTCCTTTTTTGCCTATTTGTATAAGCTTTTTCACTGGCACTAAGACGTTTTCTAACTGACTTAGGTAGGTAACGCCCACGCTTTCTTCTTGGTTTTTTCTCATCACCTTTTGTAACGTATCCCCACTTTTGTTTTGTCCATTTTTTTAAGCTCTTCTGTGTTTTTTTTAAAGCCATTATTTATAACCACCCCCAGCTTTTTTATATGCCCTAGCAAGCATTTGAGCTTTTCTCGCTGACCATTGCCCAGCTCTTCCACCTTTACTGCCTGCTTTTATGCGATAAAAAAGTCTTTTTCTTAATGTAGGTTTTGTATAATTACCTGCCTCATTAACTCTTGATTTTTTTCTTTTTTTTCTAGCCATGTCTTTTTGCTACACTAAAGTTAGCAAACAAAGAAGAACCCTTATGTTTTTTGTAACCCGATTTTGGATTCTTCATTAATTTGTAACTCCCCTTTTTTTTCATCCAATGATAACCCTTTGGTGCTTTTACTCTCATAATATTACCACTTAACCTTATTTGCCCACCATGCTGGACTCATTTTACCTCTCGCTATATTCTTACGATGTCTCGCCTTAAATGATCTTCGTTTTGCTTTCATTCTAGCAGATTCACCTCGTTTTGGTTTACCTGCTGTTTTAGCACCTTGCTGACCAAATCTAATAAGCTTTACTTTGCTACCAACCTTTGCAAGAACTACATGGGATTTCTTAGGATGGCTAGGAGTACGCTTCGGCTTATTGTACCCTTTTAGTCCATACCTAGATAATCTTGGATCACGCTTTTTGGGCATTACTTTTTAAATATACCTGCAATTAAATCTTGCACTACCTCAGCAAACTCTTTAAATAATTCACCTTCTTTTTCTTCTTTAACGAAAGGAATGTTTATTTTGTCATTCATTAACTGAGCCATTTTATCTGCAAACTCTTCTGATTGAGTATATCCTACGGCTTGTTCTTTCATTTTATCTGCTTGCTCTTCAGCAACTTTTACTAACATTGATTTAATGTCCATTATTTTTCCTTTTTATTTTTATACCTAAATATATTATACTCATTATTGCTACAATACATTGCAATAATAAATTAATTTCTGCTAAATAAACACCATAGTTAGCAAAACTTATTGATGCTACTTTTAAACTATCCATTAATGTTTACTTCCCCCATTTAATCTTCCACTCATGTAACTAATTTTATCACTTAAATCATCCACATCTTTCATTAATGCTTCATGCCTACGATCCATCTTATCGTGCATACTGCCTTTAAAACCATTAATTGAATCAATTAACTTTACACAAATATTCATAGTGTTATTTAGCTCCGCTTTCATTGTAGATAAATCTTGTTGTATTTCATCAATGTGTGCTGTTTGAGATTTATTTTCCTTTATTAAATTTGTAATCATAAAACCAAAAAGAATCATGCAGATTCCTATTACACCTAGTTCACCATAAGCTTCTAACATTGCCGTAGTGTCCATTACTTCACCTTAATATTTTCATATTGTTCATGCTTATAGCACCAATTATCATCGCTGTATATCTTGCCATGATACCAATGCACTGTAGAATCAGTATCTATTATTTCAATAAATACTGTGTTTTTTGTCGTATCGCTTGGGGTTACTTCTACCCCTGCTATTGTCCACCCCTGACTGCAACTCATTATTGACATACTTAACAGGAATGTCATAAGTTGTACTAATAACTTTAAAATCGCCATTATCTAATACTTTAATTATTTTGTTCATAATACCATCCACCATGCTATAGCAGTTTCTACAACTATATCAGACATGGTATTATACGCCCATGCTTTTTTTGTACCATAAGTTTCTTCATCTCCCTCAATAATCCATTCAAAGATTTCCCATAGTACGCCTAGTATAAAAACGCCCATTACACACCAGAAATCAGTCCAGTGTAGCCATTGAAATATTTTGCAGAAAAAAGCTCCTGCTCCTAAATGGTAAGCAGTCCAGCCATCTAACTGCCCTGTTCTTAACTGCCATGCAACTAATTTTGATATTGGAGTTTTCATTTGCTTACCACTTTATTATTTATTAATTTATGTTTTGATAGGTCAATTCTCCCATGACCATCTGAAGTCCTTTTAGCAACTTCTTTTACATATTCTTCTTCTATAGTTTTAAATGAATCAGATCGCTTTACAATTTCTCCATCTACTAAAAGAAAATACTGTTTAGAAGTTGGATATGTTATTGTAGCAGGTGTGCCATCAACTAAAGAAAATGTTTTTACTATTCCTTTTTTATTATTTAAATGGATAGTAATGTTATAATCATGGGAGCATTGCCTAATAACCATTAATCCATCCACCTTTTATGATTTAAAAGATGAAAGAATCTATGCTTTAATACTTCAGCTATTAATCCAATTAGTGAATCAGATTCATATTTACCAGTTGGTACTATATATGTAGCTTTGTATTTTTTCATTAGTCGTTTTCATCTCCCGGATCATGCGGTGAGTGATCATTATCTAGCATTTGCTTCAGTTCTTTAACACCTTTTTGATGTTTGTCTACAAATACCTTTTCACATTCAACTAATTGTTGTCTCATAAAAGCGTTTGTAGATAGTTTATTTTGAACATCTGCTACATGATTTTGATACATAGCGACTTCACCTGCTTTTTCTTTTTGTAAATCAGTCATATCTTCTATGATATAATCTTTACCATCAAGATGTAAGACTGGCTTTTCTTTTTCTTTTTTCGCCATTTTTGACTCCTTGTTTGTTAATTATTCTTCTGGTTTTTCTGGTTCAACTATTACTTTTCCGTTTTCATCTGTCCAATTAGTTTCTTTTATGTGGTCATCTTGTCTTTCTCCTATAACTAACCAAGAAACAGTAGCAGTTGAATCTGTATTTTGACAGCTAATAGTTAACATATTTCCACTTACAGAACCTTTTACAGCATCCCAATCAGATTCATTAGATGTAAAGCACTGTATATCTGTATTTAATAAAATAAATGTGCCTTCTGACATTCCAGAGACTGTATCAAGATTTATTTCAACAGAACCATTTGAAAGATTAGTTTTGCCTCTATATATATTATCTGCTTGTGGAGATTCAACAAAACTATGAACTAAATGATGGGTATTTTTTTTGGCTTCTAAAGGATGGTCTATTTTAAAAGAGCCAGAACCTTTTGATAAAGCTCCATCTATATCCATATTTCTTGAAGCATCAATTTCTACAGCTTTAGTTCCATTAATTGTAATTCTTAAATTATTATCAGCAGAATGGTAAATACCTGTATTGGTATCAGTTCCGAAATATATAGAAGGTGCTGTTGCTGAACCTCCATGTTCTAATTTAATTTTTGCACTATGAACTGTAGCACCACTATCTGATGCCATATAAACATCATCTACAGAAGCATTACCAAGCGTTACTGAATTATCTCCTACAGAAGTACAACCATAACCTATAGCTACCCTATTAGTTGAACCAGATGCACAATCAGCCGTTGCTCCAATTATAACATTACCATCTACTCCATGCCCACCAGTAGTAAGACTTGCCGCTGAATCCTTTCCTATAGCAACATTGTTATCACCTGTAGTAAGAGCAGACATTGAGGCATAGCCGAGAGCCGTATTGGATGTTGCTCCATTCATAGCCGCATCCATACTAGCTTGACCTATCGCAACATTATAATTAGATGCCGCAGTAGCCCAAGTCCCTCCACCAGCATCTGTTCCGATAAAAATATTTGCTTGTGAACCTCCAACTGTATCATCGGCATCAGCATCATCAAATGCACCATAGCCTATCGCAATATTATTATTTCCTGTATATGCAGTTAATCCAGCATTTGAGCCAATGAATACACATTGACTATGACTTTTCCCACTTACACCTTGACCAGCCAAAAAACCTAAATAAGTATTCGATTTGCCTGTAACATTATTATACCCAGCACGATAGCCTACACCTGTATTTTCAGTATTATCTGAACCTCCTTGATTTTGCAAACCTAATGCTTGCGCTCCTATAGCTGTAGCAGTTCCTCCTTCTACTTCAGCTGACAAAGCATCCCATCCCAATATAGTATTATACGAAGAAGTAGTAAGAGCATCTCCAGCTTGGTAACCGATAGCTGTATTTTTTACTCCAGTAGTCAATGCTGTAAGAGCCTTATATCCTACAGCAGTTGTAATATTTGCGAATTGCGCCCCACCAGTACCTGCTTGAACTGCACAAGCTAAATGACCAATGGCTACAGTTCCATCATTATCATTTTCATTTGCTGTGGCTAATGCCCCAGTTCCTATTGCAATATTATATGAACCAACTTCGTTAGTACCCAAAGCTCCTTTAATAGTACCACTACTATTATCCCAACTACCAATAGCTACATTATTTGTTCCTGATGTTAATGCCTTACCTGATTCAGCACCGACAGCTACATTAAATTTACCTGAAACTAATTCTCCTAAAGAGCCAAAGCCGACAGCAGTATTATATTGCGCCCCATCTTGAGCTGCATCAGAAGAATATGCTCCTATTCCAGTATTACCAAAAGAACCAGCATTTACCCAAGTTCCAGACCCAGCCAAAGTTCCAATATATGTATTCTCTTTAGTATTAGCTTCTTGAGCATCACTAATATATGAATTATACATTGCCTGAAAACCAATAAGAACATTGCTATCACCTAATTTTAATTCGTGACCAGCGTTATCTCCAATTATAGTGTTTTGTATAGCTCCACCAGAGGCACTAGCAATATCGTCTCCAGCCAACCTTCCGAAGATTGTATTTGAAGTAGCTCCACTAGAATCATTGTTACCTAGTGAGATTCTGGAGTTGTCATCAAGTTTAAATCGAGCTACTGAATTAGTATAAAAATCTATACTTTTTCCAGACTCTCGACCAAAAAAGAAAGTATTTTCATTGGCATCTAAACCTATTGTAAATCCATCACCTGAAGTTGCTCCTGTATCAGTATTAGTAATATGTAATCCATCTGTTTGTCCTCCATCTGCTCCATGCACATGAAGTTGCCTTGCTGGCTGACAATTAATCCCGACATGCGCATCTGAAGTAGCAATAAGTGGGTATTTGTCTGTAACTTGGTTTTTTATATGGAATACAGAAGTTGTGCCACTAACTGCATTTTGCAATCTCCATTCATTTCCATTAGTTTGAGTGGTATTCATTGATATATAAAGATTATCATCTCCAGCTATTGCTATAGAAGCTCCTGTACCAGTATTATTTATTGCTAATGCAGTTTCGTTGGTTGTTTTAGTAAGAGTGACTGTTCCATCTGCTTCAATCACCATTCTTTTACTAATCGAATTTGCGCCAGATGCGTCACAAGTCCAGAATTGCAATTCAGTTGGTGCATCATCTACATCATCTGAATCCCAATGCCCAGCAGATTCACCTACAATTTTTGCACCTATTGCTGGTTGAACACTTGAACCAGCATCATCATGTCCTTTAAAATATATTGCACCAAGACTACTACCATCTACTATGTTAGCATCTCCTGTTCTTGATAATGTTAAATCGCCACCACCACTTGCTCCAATATCCAAATCACTTGTTGGGTCTACAGTTCCAATCCCGATTTCACCATCATGGTTAATAGCTAAAGCATTTAAAGCAGAACCAGCACTATCTTTTGTTTGAAATAAATATCCTGTTCCATTAGTAACTGCCGCAAAAGTTAAATTAGCAGTATCTCCAGTAACTAAATTATCAATATTAAAATCATATTCTGCAAGACTTTCTCTTTCAAGCCTCATAGGAGTTGTTCCATTCACATGAAGAGGTCTGTCTGGAGAGCTAGTTCCAATACCGACACTACCACCATTAAACAAAGCCGCATAATTTGTGTCTGCTCCACTTACTGCTACATCAAGACCGACATTCTTTAGTGTACCTTGAGCATTAGCAGATGCTACATTAATCCTACCACCAGTCATTGTGACTGTAGCATTAGCATGATTAGTTGCGGCATCGTCTATATCTAAATCAAATCCATATAATGCTGAAGTCACACCATCTGCAACAACACCAGACTTATCATAATCCAAGTAAATACCTTTACTATCAAGAAATGCTGTTGTAGCGGAATTATTTATATCAATATTTATTGATTTACCTACACTATCCTGTGTAATCTTTAATGGAGTTGCTCCTACAGCAGCAACATTATCATTTCTAATATGGCAAACATTGAATGCTCCTGTATTAGTAGAATTAGAAGTGATTAATGTTCCAGTTCCAGTAGTTAAGGCATTACTATTAAGCTCAACTGAAGTTCCAGTTGTTGTTTCAGCATCTACATATAAGCCAAGTGCCGTAGCATGATTTTGGTCAATAAGAAGAGCCGAG